ACAAATGGTACTGATGAGATGTACTGTGTATTTCTAGGTAGAGCGGTAGGAACAGTCAACGCCCCTGCAGGATCTGTAGGAAATTCACAAACTGCAGCTACAATAGTTACTGGTCAAACAGCAGAAACGACAGTAGCAGATGACGACACAGTTTTAATTCATGATACGTCTGCTTCTGCACTTAGAAAAATGACAGTTTCAAATCTTACAGCAAATGCTGTAATAGCTGGAATATCATCAAGTGCTGATGCAACAGCTATTACGATTGACAGTTCTGAAAGAGTCGGAATAGGTACAACATCACCTGATGCTTTATTAGAATTAAAACATGCTACAAATGTAAGAATGTTGTTTGATAATACAGTTGATAGTCAAGCCACAATAAGATCAATACAAGATAGTGTTGGACATAATGGAATGAGATTAGAAGCTGACAATATTGCTATTAGAACAGCAAGTGGATCAAATACAGGTGTTGAAAGAATGCGTATGACAAACGATGGTCGTTTACTATTAGGAACTACCTCAGGTATGCCTTATGGTGGTAACCATGTAAAATTTGGATTTGATTTTAACAGTAGTCAATCTGGTGAACATTATGGAATAGAAATGAAAGATAATGGAAGTGCTGGAACAACTTATGGAATAATTTTTAGTAAAAGTGCATTAATTGGCTCTATTACTTATAATGCAAGTTCAGTATCATATAACACTTCATCTGATTACAGATTAAAAGAAAATGTGTTATATGATTTTGATGCGACATCAAGATTAAAACAATTAAAACCTGCAAGATTTAATTTTATTGCAGATGCAGATAAAACAGTAGATGGTTTCTTAGCACATGAAGTATCAAGTGTAGTACCAGAAGCAATTACTGGAGAAAAAGATGCTGTTAATGAAGATGGTAGTATTCAACCACAAGGTATAGACCAAGCTAAATTAGTTCCTGTTTTAACAAAAGCACTTCAAGAAGCGGTAGATAAAATTGAACAATTAGAAGCTAGAATTACAACATTGGAGAACGCATAATGGCAATAATTAAACCAAACAATAATACATTATCTGCGATAACAGCTTTACCAAGTGGAATGACATCTGCTCCAGGTTTAAGTACTGGATCTTTAGTTAAAATATCAAATACTACTATAAGTTCTGATGTATCAGAAGTTGCGTTAGAACCATCTAATTTTACAGATTATAAAGTTTATTGTATTATTTGTAATAGAATACAAGTTGGAAGTGATAATATGAATTTTAGAATGTTAATACAAGATACAAGTGGTTCAACTTATCGTTCAGCTGAATATGGAAGTAGAACAGGAGATGGCACACCATCTTCAACTTCTTATTTTCTTTTATCATGGGATAACATAGGAAATAATACAAGTGGTAGTGTTATATATGAAGATTACTCTAACCAAATTTGGTTATCTGGATTTGAAGCTAATAGAAGATTTAGATATTGGGGTAATGTTTCTTATGGAGATACAAGTTCAAATAAAAGAAGTTTTGATGTAGGTGGTGGAACAAATTATACAGAAGAAGTTACAGGAATAAAATTTACACCAAGTTCTGGTAATTTTAAATCAGGACAAATAACACTTTATGGAGTTACAACAGGATAATGCAAAAATATTTAAATGGAATATTAACAGATATGACAGCAGAAGAAATTTCTGCAAAAAAAGCTGAAGAACAAATATGGTTAGAAGAACAATCTAAAAATGAAAAAGAAGCTACTGCAAGAGAAAATTTAAAAGCTAGTGCTAAAGCTAAATTAATTGCTGGACAACCGCTTACTGAAGAAGAAGCTGACACTATAGTTTTCTAATTTATTTGTGCGTTTATCAATAGTTGTATTTTTAATAGCAACTATAAATGAATTTCATTCTTACAATTATTATTTGTAGTGCTACAGCAGGTGAATGTATTCCCCCATATAAATGGCCACATCAATTTATAGATGCCTATTCCTGCATGTTAGCAGGTAATGAAGAATCAATTTCTAAATTAGTAGAAATAGGAAATGAAGAAGTAAATAGACATAAAATTTATATTAAATTTCAATGTACTGAAGTTATTAAAGGAAAAGCATTGTAATGCCTAAGAGAAAAGTAACTCCGAAAGAATATACAGAATTAATGACTTCGGTAAGGTTATCTTCTCATGAAAAAATTTGTGCCGAAAGAATGAAGAACTTAGTTAAATCAATGGATGAATTAAAAAAAGATGTAAAGGAAATGAGAGCAGATATGAATAGATGGAAAGGTGCAGGTGGAATTATAATCTTACTTGGAGGAATTATCGGATCTGTTTTCTATTACCTTGTAGGAAAATAAATGTTTAAAGGTCATAGAATAATAGTTATCGGTGATACTCACGATAGTCCAAATATAAAACAAGATAGATTTAAATGGATTGGTAAATATATTAAATCCGTTAAACCTGATTACATAATTCAAATAGGTGATTGGGCATCTTTTGATAGTCTTAGTTTTTTTCAAAAAAATCACACACAAGCAGGAAAGCTTAAAGATGCTTTCATGGAAGATATAGAATCTATGAGAAGATCTATATCCTTATTAGATAATGCTATTGATAATCCTAGAATACCAAGGCATGTTACTTTTGGTAATCATGAACAAAGAGTTTATAAGTTTGAAGAAAATATTCCAGAAATAGCAGGTATGATGAAAAAGGAGCTGCATGACTCTTTTTTAAAAACCAACTGGAAATTTTCTCCTTACGGAGCATTTAAAGTGATAGGGGGGGTGTCCTTTACCCATTGTCCATTAAATATTATGGGGAAAGAATATGGTGGAAAGAATTGTGAAGTCCAAGTAGCTAATGATGCAACTAATGACATAGTATTCGGACACACTCATAAATTTAGAGATTGGAAAGCTCCCAAAATAGGGGAGAAAAACTTCGTAAGAATAATCAATGTAGGATGTGCGTTGCCATTCGGACACGTTGAGGAATATGCTAAGCTAAACTTAACTGGATGGTCATGGGGAATAGTTGAGCTTGGAATTTGGGATAATCATATCCAGGAAAGTCAATTTATTTCTATGGACAGATTGGAGAAACAATATGTTTGATAAACTAAAAGAGAAATGGAGTAATTTTAAAGATTTCGTTGAACGAAAGTGGAACGAATTTAAAGAAAGTTTATATAGGAGTTATGATAAATGATTACTTCTGTTGATCAATGGGATGGCAGCAGGTGGCCAAATTTTAGTCCTGAAGAATTTCAATGTAAATCTAGTGGAGAATTAAAAATATCTGAAGCTGTATTAGATTTTTTACAAGCATATAGAAATGTATTAGGCAAAGGAGTTTCTATTAACTCTGGTTATAGATGTCCTGAGCATAATAATTCGGTATCTTCTACAGGTTTAGATGGCCCACATACAACAGGATGGGCAATCGATATTTCTACGAATAGTAGCACCCAATATCAGTTATTAAAATTTGCAATGTCTTATAACCCACAACCTCTTGGAATAGGTGTTGCTAAAAGTTTTACTCATATAGATTTTTGTAATGCTGACATGAATGACAAATTCATGGTTAGACCAAATGTATGGAGATATGCTTAATTTTATTTTACCCATTTTAAAAAATCCTCTAACTCGAATGATCGGTTCGAAGGTCATTGGAGGAATCCAACATAAATTAGCAAAAGATAAAATAATTAGAGAAAAAGAAATAGCAGCAGCTACATCTTTAGATATAGCAAAAGTTGGAGTCCAAATGGAACAAGTTCGGCAACAAGAACATTCGTGGAAAGACGAATGGCTCGTTGTATTTTTTACTTTATTGATGGCTTGTCATTTCTTACCATTTACTCAAGATGCAATGGATAGAGGATGGACAATACTTCAAAAAGCAGATCCTATGTTTTGGTATATCATTTTGACAATAGTAGGTGCTTCATTTGGTGTAACCACAATGAATAAACTGAAGAAAAAATGAAAAATAAACCATTAAACATTTCGGAATCGGCAGCTGTCCAGATGCCAATGAAGACAGTTGCTTCGTTAATAATTTTAGTCGCAGCAGGAGTCTTTGCATATACAGAATTAACTTCAAGACTTGTATCGTTAGAAACTTCAAGAGAGTTATTTGAAAATGATTTACTTAAAAAATCTGAACAAGTACCTGTGGATCAGGAACAACATTTTTTATTGGAAGACCTTTATAAATCTGTAGAGCAAATTGAAACAAGGATTGAAGATATGATGCACAATAAAGTGAACATACAATTTATACAAAAACAGACTGAAAAACTTTTAACAGATGTAGAAATCTTAAAAGATAAGGTAAGAGCAAATGGATCGCATCAGTAGACAAGTAATAAATTACATTAAAGCTATGGAACAAAAAGCTAAACAGATGCATATAGTTAAACATCTTAAAAAAGAAGTTAACATTGGTGCTAATGGCACACAAAAGTACGTTATTAAACATGGTGTTAATAAAGGCAAGGTATTATGACAGAGATGGTTATAGCTTTACTTATGATAATTAACGGAGAGATTAAGGAAGCTCGTATCCAGACTTCAATGTCTGAATGTCTTAAAGGATCTCGTGTAGCTAAACGTGAAGCTAAAGATCATGTAAAATATCAATGTGTAAAATCCATGGCAGAATTAGAGGATAATATAGATGGCAGCAGATCGATCAAAAAACTCATCCTCAAATAAAAGAGATTATAAATATCTTAAAGAACATGGAGAAGATATTTCATATGAAAATGAGATAGATAAATTCTTTGACGATCTAGCTAATAACACTCCAAACATGGATCAATTTAATGAAAAAAACTTGGGCAAAATCAAAAAAAAATAGAGAATTTATTTGTGGCTATTGTAATTGGTGTAACAAAGAATTACTCAATACAATGGGGGGTTGGATCATAAATGCTCAACATAAGCATTTTTGCCATGATGGCAAAGATGGTAGCTGTTTTGACCAATATTGCCATTCTAAAAAGCCCATAGAAGCCATTAGAGAGTCATCCAAGGCAAAAGATGACCTTGGGTATAGGCAAAATAATTCGTTAAAATCTGACTCTCCTAGAGTCCTTAAATAAGCTTTATTTATTTATCCACATATCCCCATACTTATTATAGGAAATTCTTTCCTATTGTGAGTAAAAATGATAATTGCTATCTTATGAAAGAATTAATAATGCCTAAAGTGCAAGACGTATCAAAATTTAACGAAGCTAATATTCAAAGAACAAAAAATTTAGCACAAGCAGTTAAACCTATTATGCAAACGATTAATGCAGAAAATCTTTTAGAACCAAAAAATTGGGAAAGAGGTTTTTCTCTTTTTAGAAATATTGCTGAAAACAGATTAAAACAATCTACTAAAACTGACCAAGGCGGTTTATTTAAAAATATAACTGATAACAATAGGTGGAGAATATTAAATTATGCAATTAAATGTGATTTATCAGGAGATTTTTGTTATAAAGAAAATATTGTAACTCAACCTTGGAATAGGGCTTCTTCTAAAACAGTTTATAAAATTATTGATGAATTTATAGATTCTGGAATTTTTATTTATATGACAGGTTACAAAAATGTTAAACACGACAATAGAAAAAAAAATATTAAACCTTCAGAACAAGCTATAATAGAATGGGTAGATTGGCATGTTCACGAATTAAGACATACAATAGAATTAATTAAAGAATATACTAAAATTAAAGTACACTTTAGTTAAGTTTATTTCCGTCTTCTTTAAATTTTTCGGACTCAACTGTTGCAAGAGCAGAAGATAATAAATCAATTACAAATTGTTTCTTATTATAAGATGATGCTATATTCATTACTACAGAAGTTAAAGCAACAAGAGAAGCATCTACATTTCCACGTTTAAGCAAGTCAATCGTTATATGATCATTTAAATCTTCAACTGACTCTACACAATGAATAAGTTTAAGTTTTCTTTTTTTAAATTCTTTTTTTAAATCTAATATTGATTTCATATTGACAGGGTAGGGGTTCTTGGTTTAGTTTCCAACGCACAATGGCTAATTATGAATATCGAAAATTATACGAAATAGCTGAAGAAATAGATTATCTTAGAAAACAAATCAATTTAATTTGCAAAAGAATGGGGATTGAACATCAAATCAAAACTAAAAAAAAATATTATGGATGGGATGTTGAAGTTTGGGATGGTATATTTGGAGATGATGGTTTAAAATTAGAAGACAACGCAAAAAAAGACACCAATATCATAAATTATTTCGATAAAAAAAAGTAAGCAACAATCTTTTGTGCCAGTGGCCAATTCCAACATTGCTGCTTACTTATTTTGTTTTCGTAAGCGAGGTTAGGATCTCGCTTACGATCTCTTTCTATTGATGATTGTTGATTAGACGGATTGATCATACACTTGAGATTCGGAAGGCATCTAATCAACTTTGCGATTTCATCATACCGCTACATCATCCTTCCTATCCCAACTCTGAACTCAATTTAAAGGACACACTACGTTGTTCACTTAAAAAAAAGTACTCAAGGAGCTCAACACGAGCTCTCCCATAATGTGTCCATTAAAACTGGTTATTGAAATCACCATCTTTAGTAGATGGGGCAGGTGTTGACTCGCCATTATTTTCTTTGGCGGACACCATTCTAATAACACCAGTATATCTAGGAACAACTACTTCTGTTACAAATCGTTTTTGACCACTAGCATCTTGATAAGATCTAGTTTCAATTTCACCTTCGACATATAACATTGTACCTTTCTTGCAATACTTGCCCATTGTATCTGCGATACGAGGATCAAATACTACAATCTTGTGCCAAGTAGTTTTTTCTTGGTCTTTAAACTTCTTGTTTGTAGCAAGAGATAAATTAGCGAAGCTTTCACCTTTTTGAGTTTGTTTCATCTCAGGATCAGCACCTAATCTACCCACTAGGATTACTTTGTTTATCATTTTTACTCCTTAATTTAGAAGGATCTATTACTTTTACATTAGATTCTTCAGCAGATCCATTAGAACTGAATTTTGTTTTCATCTCACTAACGTATTTATTATTGTCGAATAGACCTAAAAATACATCAGCAGATACACCTAAGTATGACATTGCTTTTGTTAAAGCATCTGTAGCAGCTTTCTTTGGTGCTTCATCATCAAGTCCACCATTCTTTTTATATAAAGAACAGACACTTGATATTGGCCCATATGCATACCACGTTTCATTTTCTTTCCATTGAAGAATTACTTCTGCAAAAACATTTTGATCTGTATAACTAAATGTATTTTTGAATCTCCAACCTTTACCAACTGGCCCAAATCTGCCTGTCATACACATGACTTGGTACATTGGATCAATGGTAGTTAATTGCTTACCACCAAATTTACTAAATGGCTTTGTATATTGTGGATTAGTATGTTTTACATCATCCCAAATATAAAAGTTTTTCTCATTACCAGCTCTCGCCATTTTATACTCCTTTTTCTGTGTATTGATTATTAATATGAGTCTTACTAACTACATACACATAAGCAGCTTTCTGACTAGAATTTTTACGTTTATCTTTACGTTCAATTTTATTGAGCTTGAATAACTCAGTCACTCTTGGTCTTACAGTAAATGGACTGTAATTTAATAATTCTGCTACTTCATCAGCAGTAGCTCCAAAATTACCTTTATTGGCAATTACATTAAAAACCTTATTTCTAATAGTTTCTACACCTACCTTAATAGCTTCAGCAGCTTCTATAGATGTATCAGTACCTTTATGACCTGGCGACAATGGGTATGATTGTTCGTCCATCACTAAACTCCTCTGTGTTAAAATTTTCAAAACTAATATAATCAGGTGGTGCTTTCTTAGTTGTTACAAAATGCCAAAATAATATTTCTGCATTCTGTAATTTATCTTGAAAGTCTTTATCTTCAGTTACTTCCATAATCTCATGTTTCATATTTCCAAAAAATACAGACACATAAGCTTTAGGATAACCTGCAACCATTAAGTAATGTTGTAATTGTGCTTTATATTTATCAGCTACTTTTCTAGGATTACTAAAAGCATTTGTATGTTTACATTCTAAAATTGCTTTATCATCACCTAAAATTAAACCATCTACATGAGCATACATAAATGGGTATTTGTCATGAAAAAATGTTTCTTGTTTACCATCAACTTTTAAATTAGTTAATTTTTCAAACCAACTAATATTAAATGGTTCTGTATGTATTCCCATTTGTACAGGTAACACATCACTTAAATCTGCGGACTCTGTTTCTCCTGTTTTCTCAGACCATAGTTGATACCAATCACCTTCATATAGTCTTGTTGCATCAGATCCACCAATGCCTTGCTTTCTATCAAATTCTTTCATATCGTTCCTCCTATTTTCCAAAAATGCTTATCTTTCTTCTGAACCTCGTTTAATAATATTTCGTATTTGGATACCCATTTTGGTAGCACCTTTATTTTGGATTTTTTTCCATCTTTCTTTTTTTTCTTCTTCATGTTTTAACCTCAACTTTTCAATTTGATTTATATACTTGTAGGGTAGAGTACCTTCCAATATCTTCTGTGCATTGACATGATATACGTTCTCATCATATTCAATTTGTTTATAAAACTTCAGTAACCTCATTCGGAAAAACATCTGCCTATTATGGGGTGCTGAATAATCTACTTTAGATTTCTTGATTAACATCTTCAGCATCCTTATCGTGTTTGAATGTATTCTCTTTAAATTTAGCTAACATTTGATCTAACTCTTTCTCTTTAACCTTAAATTTTTTAATTATAGATCTAGCTTTCACTAGGTAATGGATAGCATCTATTAGTTCTTCAATAGTTTCTTCTGTCCATTCATCTAAAGGTCTATCGTTAGAGTCCATCGTCTTGCCAAATTTATCCATACCTGTGAGATGTCGTTTCATTATTATATCGACTACCTCATTAACTATGGGATCATTCGTTATTTCAGCTGCGTTGAAGTCAGGATTTATTGTCATTATTTTGCACCTTTGGAGTTAATGTTATCTGCATACCTAAAGCATCTGCCCAACAGCAGAATAACCATCCACTTGGTTTTCTAATTCCACATTCCCATTTAGAAACTAATCCTTTGGCTACCCCCAAAATTTCATCCATTTCTAATTGTGAGATGTTTTTATCTTTTCTCGCAGCAACAAACTGCGGTATTAAGGCATTATGGAAAACTGGGCCTAAAGCTTCATAGCTAGGCATTAATTCCTCCATAATTTTCTGTTGTTTTAGGTAAAATTGTTGATTTAATGAGAACAATTATGGAACTAAAAACCTTGCCAAAAATTATCGGTAGTAATTTTAGGTAATTATTTCCTTGATTTAATACCAATTTTCCGATAATTAATGGACATTGGTAACGATAATTAATTGCTTCCGCTTTTAATATCTCATAATTATTGCAAATCAACATATATTCACAATACGCACAACAACCTAATATAATACAGAAAATGTTTACGGAATGTTCTGACTCCAATTGTTTCCTATTGTGCGTACTATCCACTCTCGCTTAAGTACGCAACAATAGGGTGCTAATATCCCATGGGTTTCGTTAGCTATTAAGGTCTGAAACGGATGACTCCGATGCCTTAAATTCGTTTAAATTCCAGTTATTTAGCTCACATAATTCAAGTAATTGATGAGCAAATATTCGGTTTCTTCCATGCTCAAATTTTTGAATTTGCTGATATGAAACTTTAATTTGATCTGCCAAATTAGATTGTGTGAGTTTTGATTGTTTTCTTAATCGTTTAATATTTTGGCCGATTTTATAATTAATTTCAGTCTTTGCTTGTTTCATTCAGTACCTGTCCTTTCAAATAATTATATATTTTGTGGTTATTTGGGATTTTCCAAAATGATGTATTTGTAAGTCTTGTTTTAATGTAATGAATACAGCTTGTGTGATCTCTATTCATTATTCTAGAAATTTCAGGATAGGATAGGGCAGTACATTCTCTCATTAAATTCGCTATCATAGACCTCGGTATCACTAAATATTGATCTCTCATTCTTCCTAATAATTCTACTTTAGAAACTTTAAAGTATTCAATTGCGGTATTGTAAATAGCTTCAACAATTTTTTGATTATTAATAATTGGGCCTGGAGGTATATCGGCAGGTTTATACTTGATAATTACTTTTTTTACTTTCTGTTGGGCAGCAGCTCCAGCTCTGTACCCATTCCTCCAAGCATTTCGGTATAATGTAACTTCTCTTTCAGTTAATCCTTCTAAATGAGGAACCTTTCTTGCAAGAGAATATATTTGTTTAAAATCCATTATATTCAATTAATTTATCAATTCCAATATTGTAAACTAATTCCTCTTTAAATTCGGTAACAAGTTTTCTTAATTGTTTTTCGTTTTTAGTTTGTTCCATATCTTTAATTCTATTAGCAACATATAGAACATCTATTCTGTATAGATCTGGTTTAGGCATTATACATTTCCTTTCCTTCTAGAAGCTTCTAATGTTCTCCAAACTTCTATTCGGAGAATTGCGGTAGCACGTTTATTTCTTAAAGTGAAAAC